GTACGGGTTTATACCTAGTCCCGACGGCGGCGTCTATGACCTGGGTTTTGGCGTGCTGCTGGGCCCACTGAACGAGTCTGTGAACTCGATCCTAAACCAGTTGATCGATGCTGGCACGATGAGCAACTCGGCTGGCGGCTTTTTGGGCCGTGGCGCCAAGATTCGCGGCGGTCAATACACGTTTGCGCCTCTGGAATGGAAGCGCGTGGACTCCACCGGCGACGATTTGAAGAAATCAATCTATCCGCTGCCCGTGCGCGAGCCATCTCAAGTGCTTTTCCAGCTCTTGGGTCTGCTCATCAACTACACACAGCGCATTTCGGGCTCTACCGACACCCTGGCAGGCGAGAATCCGGGTCAAAACACCCCCGCGACGACCACCAACGCCATGATCGAGCAGGGCATGAAGATTTACAACGCGATTTACAAGCGTGTATGGCGCTCGATGAAGGAAGAATTCAAGAAACTGTACATGCTAAACCGCACTTTCTTGCCTATGGTGACCAGTTTTGGCGAAGGCGAGTCCAAAGTGCTGCGCGAAGACTACTTGGGCGACCCCAACCGCATTTCGCCGGTGGCCGATCCAAGCATTACGTCCGAGCAACAGCGTATGCAGCAGGCTACAGCCCTCAAACAGGCGGCCATGTCCACTCCAGGCTACAACTTGCCCGAGGTGGAGCGAAATTATTTGCGTGCATTGCACATTGACGGCTGGGAGAGCATGTATCCAGGCCCCGAGAAGCTGCCGCCACCAAAGAATCCGAAGGTTGTCATCGAAGAAATGAAAATGCAAAGCAAGCAGATGGGCGTGCAGGCCGATATGCAGAAGTTTGCTGCCAACCTGATGGAGCAACGTCGTCTCAACTCCGCAAAGATACTTCAGCTGGAAGCGCAAGCCGCCAAACTGATTGCGGAAGCAGGCGGCGTACAAACAGGGCACGAAATTGCAGCCTTTGAGGCAGCCATTGGTGCTCTGAAAGCGCACGATGAATCTCTGCGGGGAGGAATCGAGATGATGATGAAGTCAATGGAGCCAAGTAATGAAACTACCAACCGAACAGGAATGGCAGGAATGGAAGCAGCACCCGTGCAGTGAGGCGTTGCAAAAAATTCTGCGCAATTGGCAGGAAAGTTTAAAAAGTCAATGGGCCGCTGGAACCTTTACGGACCAGTCCCAGTTTGGAACAGCGATCTCGAATGCGAAAGCAATTGGGAACTGTGAGGCGTTCGAGCGTGTTCTCGAACTTGAGTATGAGCAACTTGAAAGTGAGTTAGATGATGGAAAACAATAGTGGTTTAGCCCCTTTGGGCCGCGCAGTACTGGTCATGCACTATGAGCCGGAGAAAAAGAACTCGATTATCGAGATCCCCGACTTTGTTCAAGACCGTACATTGATGGTTGAACAACGTGCAATCGTTGTGGAGATAGGCCCAGCCTGTTGGCCCGACGAACCTGCGCGTGCAAAGCCAGGTGACAAAGTGTTAATCGCCAAAATGTCCGGCTACATGTCCACTGGACCTGCTGACGGCAAGCGATACCGCTTAGTTAACGACCGGGATATCTTCTGCGCAATCACTAAGGAGGCTTGAAATGGACGGCGAACAAACAGCACCTCCTGTCGAACAGGAAGCTCGCACTTTGGGCTGGGTTCCAGCCGAAGACTTCAAAGGAGACCCAAATCGTTGGGTCGATGCCGAGACTTTCGTAGAACGTGGCCACACCGTGATGCCAATTCTGCGCAAGAACAACGAGCGCCTTGAATCGCTGGTTAAACAGCAGTCCGAAGAGTTGAACAAGATGAAGAGTCTGTTCAGCGCCTCCCAAGAGTCCATCACCGAACTTCAAAAAGTTCACGCTGACGCAACCAAAGCTGCCGTGGCCAAAGCTCGCGCTGAAGTCATGGCTGAGCTCAAGGAAGCCAAGCGTGATGGCGACGTGGATCGCGAAATCGCACTGACCGAGGAACTTCAGGAACTGAAGACTCGCCAAGTCGAGATCGACAAACCCGCGCCAGCACCAACTCAACAGCAGCAGCAACAGGTTCACCCTGAGTTCCAAGCCTGGATGGATGAGAACCCTTGGTTTGGTACAGATACGCGTAAAACACAAAAGGCGATGGGCATTGCCCAGATCCTGCGTGCTGATCCTGAGAATGACAACCTGACGCAACGGGCATTTTTTGACCGTGTCATGGCTGAGATGGAAGGCCGCACTCGGCCGGCAGCTGACAAAGTCGGCGGCGCCCGTCCAACCGGTGGCGGCGGCAGCGGAACGTCTGGTGGCAAATCCTTTGCGGATCTGCCAGCCGACGCTAAAGCTGCTTGCGAAAATCAGGGCAGGAAACTGGTCGGCGAAGGCCGAGCATTCAAGGATATGGCTGCATGGCGCAGCTATTACACCAATCTGTACTTCCAATAAGAGGAAAAATCATGAAAGTTCGTAGTCACGAGTCGACCCAAAACCCGGCTAATAGTTTTGAGAAATCTGCAACCGATCGCAAACGCGTGCCAATGTCAACGGCACAACTTAAGCTGTCGGTCCCTGAAATTCCCGGATTCCACCTGCACTGGATGATGGGCACACCCTCCCGTATTGCGCAAGCGATGAAAGCAGGATACACTTTCGTCGACACCGACGAAGTGGATGTAGTCAACTCCGGCCTAGCCGACGACGCTTCGAAAAACGGGAACACAGACATGGGCAGTCGAGTCAGCCTCGTTGCAGGCAGCGACACTGGCGAAGACGGCAAAGAGCAAAGGCTCTATCTGATGAAACTTCCAATCGAGTATTGGGAGGATGATCAAAGAGACCTCGAGGCAAAAAATGAGCAAATTGCGTCCACGATCCGTGGTGGCGGTGATGTAGGTGGAAACACCAACGGTTCTGAGAACCGGTATATCCCTGACGCTAATCGGAAGAGCGTGGCAAATCTCTTCACACCCAAACGACGTTAAGTCAATTGGGACTGTTCATCTCTGATAGGAGAATTTAATGGCTAACGCTAATAAACCCGCAGGTCTGTCTCCAGTACAGTACCTTAACGGTTCCCCCTGGAACGGTCAGGCGCGACTGTATTCAGTCGCATATAACTACGGTACTGCTTTGTACATCGGCGATCCAGTCTATTTGTCTGGTACTGCTGACACAAACGGTGTCCCTGGTGTTGTTTTGGCAACTGCTGGCGATGCTAATCCCATCGTTGGTGCTGTGGTCGGTGTCGGACGTTATGAGAGTCTGATCGCCAACCCCAACAACCTGAACATCACTTACTACCCTGCTGGTGGCGACGGTGCTACTAACCCATGGTATGTCATGGTCGCAGATGATCCAAACATCATCTTCGAAGCTCAGGACATCGGTACAAGCACCCAATTGGCAGCCGCCAACATTGGCGAAAACATCAACTTGAAATCTGGCACCGGCAACGGTTTCATTTCCGGTTGGGGTATCGACAACGGTAGCCACGGCGTGACTGCGACTTATCAGTGCAAACTGATGGGTCTGGTTCGCACCTCCGACAACGCTTTCGGCCAGTACGCTAAGTTCTTGGTTAAGATCAACAACCACTTCTACGGCACCGGCACCGGTACTGCAGGCGTTTAATAAAGAAAGGAAAGAACCATGGCTGGCGTAATTAACACAGGTTCCCATCCCAAGCTACTTTGGCCTGGCATTCATGCCATCTGGGGTCAAATTTACAACGAGCACGCTAAAGAATACGGCGATCTCTACAACGAACTCGACTCCGACAAGGCGTATGAGCAAGATGTGGAAGTTACCGGCTTTGGCTTGGCTCCAGTAAAAGCTCAGGGCGCTCCCACACAGTACGACTCGGAAATTCAAGGTATTGTGACGACTTACACCCACGTGGCTTACTCGCTGGGTTACATCGTTACTTACGAAGAACTCCGCGACAACCTGTACGAAGAAGTGTCTATGCGTCGTGCAAAGGCAAACGCTTTCTCGATCAATCAAACGGTCGAAAACGTGGCTGCTTTCTTGTACAACAACGCGTTTAGCACCACTTATTACACGACTGCCGACAACGCTGCTTTGGTTTCGACCCAGCACGTCAACGCAACCGGTGGTACGTACTCGAACGCTTTGAGTCCCGCTGCTGACTTGTCAGAAGCTGCTCTGGAAGACTTGACTATCCAGATCATGGGCACTCAGAACGATCGTGGCTTGCTGATTAACATCATGCCTGAGTCATTGCACATTCCTCGCCAGGAATACTACAATGCCAACCGCATTTTGAAATCGGTGCTGCAATCGAACACTGCCAACAACAACATTAACGTGTTGAAGGCCGTGAATGCGTTCCCTAAAGGCATCAAGCTGAACCACTACTTCACCGCCCCGCACGCG